CCCTCGATAGTATCTTTAGCAGTGATATGGCTATTGGCAGATACGTGTCACAGAGGGCGGGCATCGGCATCAACGCTGGTCGAATCCGTGGCATCAACAGTAAAATCAGAGGGGGAGAAGTTTCGCACACGGGTGTTATACCATTTCTCAAAAAGTTTGAAGCAACTGTCAGATGTTGCACGCAAAATGGCATACGAGGTGGATCCGCGACAGTACACTTCCCAATCTGGCACCAAGAAATAGAAGATATCTTAGTTCTTAAAAACAATAAAGGTACGGAGGACAATCGTGTTAGAAAACTTGATTACAGCATCCAAATCAGTAAACTTTTCTATGAAAGGTTTATTCAAGATGGTGAGATCACGCTTTTCTCCCCGCATGATGTACCTGGACTTTATAATTCTTTCGGGACAGACAAGTTTGACGATTTATACGTTCAATATGAAAACGATTCGTCCATTCCGTCGAAAACTGTTAAAGCGCAAGAACTCATCCTTAGTCTTCTTAAAGAAAGGGCTGAGACGGGTCGTATCTATATCATGAACATTGATCATTGCAACTCTCATTCGTCCTTTAAAGATAAAGTTGAGATGAGTAATCTTTGTCAGGAAATTACTTTACCAACTTATCCGATTCAGGACATTGATGGTGAGGGTGAGATTGCACTTTGCATTCTTTCTGCGATTAATGTAGGTAAAGTAAAATCCGATGAAGAACTTGAGGAACTCTGTGATCTTTCTGTTCGTGGTTTGGATGAGTTGATTGATTATCAGAAGTATCCTGTAGAGGCAGCAGAACGCGCTACAAAGGCACGAAGATCGCTTGGTATAGGATTTATTGGTCTGGCACATTATTTGGCAAAACTTGGATTTAATTATGATTCGCAAGGCGCGTGGGATGCGGTTCATGGTCTGTCTGAATCATTTCAATATTATCTCCTAAAAGCATCAAATCAACTTGCAAAAGAAAAAGGATATTGTGAATATTTTGGACGAACCAAATATGCTGATGGCATTCTTCCAATTGATACATACAAAAGAGATGTAGACGAAATCTCATCCATTCCTTACCAGCATGATTGGGAAACACTTAGAACATCTATCCTGGAATACGGGATTAGGCACTCAACATTGTCCGCACAGATGCCATCGGAGAGCAGTTCCGTTGTGTCAAACGCAACCAATGGAATCGAGCCACCTAGAGACTACTTGTCCATTAAGAAATCAAAGAAGGGACCTCTCAAACAAATTGTTCCCCAGTATCAAACACTTAAGAACAATTACACACTTCTTTGGGATATGCCTAGCAATCGTGGGTACATTCATATTGTTGCTGTTATGCAAAAATTCTTCGATCAAGCGATTAGTGGAAACTGGTCCTATAACCCAGAAAATTATTCGGATAATGAAGTCCCAACTTCAGTAATGGCAAATGACTTTTTGACTACATACAAGTACGGGTGGAAAACTTCCTATTATCAAAATACCTACGATATTAAAACCGATGAGGTGGTGGAAGAGAAACCCAAACTTCAAGATTTGCTAAGTGAGTTAAGTTCAGTAGAGGAGGGAGAGTGTGAATCCTGTGCAGTTTAAAATTTCTTCAACAGAAGAACAAACACAAGTCAAGGGGATGACGGTTTTTAACACTGAACAAGTGAATACAAAAAAACAACCGATGTTCTTTGGAAAACCTCTTGGGATACAACGATATGATTCATACAAATATCCAGTCTTCGATAAACTGACTACACAGCAATTAGGATACTTTTGGAGACCCGAAGAGGTGTCTCTTCAAAAGGATCGTGGTGACTATCAAACTTTACGTCCAGAACAGAAACACATTTACACTTCTAATCTGAAGTATCAGATTATGCTTGATTCTGTTCAGGGTCGTGGACCTGGAATGGCTTTCATTCCATATTGCTCACTGCCTGAGTTGGAAGCGTGTATGGAAGTATGGGGATTTATGGAGATGATCCATAGTCGTTCATACACATACATCATCAAAAACATTTATTCTGATCCAAGTGAGGTGTTTGATACGATCATTACCGATGAGCGTATTCTGGAACGTGCTAAGAGCGTTACAGAGTCATATGATGACTTCATTCAAGCATCACAGGATTATGGTTCATCTAATACTTGGATGCACAATCTTGAAAAAGTCACATACGCACAACAAAGTCTCAATGATGTTAAACGAAAATTATACAGAGCAGTCGCAAACGTTAACATTCTTGAAGGTATTCGCTTCTACGTTAGTTTTGCTTGTAGTTTCGCCTTTGGCGAACTTAAGCTTATGGAAGGATCCGCTAAGATCATCTCTCTTATCGCAAGAGACGAAAATCAACATCTAGCCATTACTCAGAATATTCTGAACAAATGGCGCGATGGCGATGATCCAGAAATGAAACAAATTATGAAAGAAGAGGAAGAGTGGACATATAACATGTTTAATCGTGCTGTAAATGAAGAAAAGCGATGGGCAGATTATCTGTTCAAAGATGGCAGTATGATTGGACTTAACGATAAACTTCTTCAACAATACGTTGAGTGGATTGCTAATAGAAGGTTAAAGGCGATTGGATTAAAACCTCAATACGATATTTCAGCAAACAACAATCCACTTCCTTGGACTCAGCACTGGATTTCCTCTAAAGGTCTCCAGGTGGCTCCCCAGGAAACTCAAGTACAGTCTTATGTAGTCGGTGGAATTAAACAAGATGTGAAAAAGGATACATTTAGTGGGTTTAAACTTTAATTGACTTTAAGACTGAAATAGTGTATTATATAAATAATAGTAGGTAAGTTCAGTCTTAAAATGAATAACTATATTCTTTACTATTATCTGAGGGAGGACTTCGGTTCTCCCTTTTACGTTGGTTACGGAAAACCAAGAAGAATACACTCAAAACATTTGAGAAGTAATGGAGCAAATCTATTACCACCAAGAGAAAGAAGATGGGTTGTAAAATCTGGTTTATCTAAAGAAGAAGCAATAGAACTTGAGATAAAACATATTGCACTTTGGAAAAGAGAGTGTGATGGTGGAGTTTTGTTAAATCAAAATCTTGGTGGGGAAGGAAAACCTGGAGGACAAAAAACAAAAGGTTTTGGTGGTAGAAAGCATACTGAAGAAGCAAAAAAAAGAATAAGTGAAAAGGTTGCTGGTAAAAATAATCCAAGATATGGAGTTAAACTTTCGCAAGAAACGAGAAATAAAATAAGTCAAAATAGGGCACCAAAGTTTGGTAAAGATAATCCAAACTCCAAGACTTGGAAAATAACTTCTCCGGAAAATAAAGAGTATGTTATTATTGGGGCATTAAAAGAGTTTTGTAAATCTCAAAATATTTCATATGCGACTATGAGTGCTGCAATCAAATATAATAGAAAAGGACCAAGAAGAAATGGATGGAGTATTGAAGAGAAAGTTTAGAATATCACTACCTGAAGATGAGTGTGTGATAAAACTTCAAGAGTATTGTAAGTTTTCTTCTACTCTTTTAAAAATACCAGTAATATCAAAACCTTTGTGTATTGATGCAAACTGCCATAATAATGTAAATCATTATGTAAATACTTATGGTGGAGAAAAAATAAGTGGGTATTATTTGATTACAGATGTTGATGACGACACTTACGGATGTGCGATATACCATAGTATCTGGAAAAATACTTATGGTGATTTAGTGGATATAACACCTTTTGAGGATAGTAGAGAATATAATATATTTTCTGTGATGAATAATACAGAATATTACTCTGGAGTTGCTTATGATGGAAAAGTTTATAAAATATTAGAACCTGGAATGAATGTTGTTTAATGATAAATACCTAAAAAGTATTTGTAAAGATGGACGCACAAGAACTTCGCAATCTTCAAGAAGCATATCTGGAAGTTTATCAACTTGATGAAGTTATCACAAATCCTGAAAGAAGAGCAAAACTTCGCTCCATAGCCGATAAAGAAGTTAGAAAGGGTGATAAATCAAAAGGAGAAAATCCACGCAGTAAGTATCATAATGAAAAAGGTAAGACAGCATTAGGTCTTCTTTACGGTAGAAGTGAAACTGGTTCAAAGGAAAATCCAGTAAGAAAGCGTGGTGGAACGAATGCTCCTGCCAATGAAAGAGTTGGAAAAGGACCTCATCGTGCTGGAAATGCAGCATACTGGGCGTCTGTTGCTGGTCCAACCAGAGATAGAGGAGCAGGAAACAAGGCAGCAAGACGAGCAGGTAAAAATGTTCCAAATTCAAGAGATGTTGATGAAAGTTATGATATTTACGACATCATTCTTTCACATTTACTTGATAAAGGATATGCTGAAACTCCAGAAGCAGCAGAAGCAATTATGGTGAATATGAGTGAAGAGTGGAGAAACTCTATTATTGGATAGATGTGAAAAAGGACACATTTAGTGGTTTCAAATTGTAATAATACAACTAAAACTTATAGATAGAGGAGGTAACCCCTCCTCTTTTTTTATGATTCACATCACAGATATTTTCTCATTAAAAGCAAAAGTAGAAAAACTTAAATTTAAATTGGATGAAGAATTAATATCAAGCCACGAGAAGTGGATTGCTCATAAATATTTGAATCATGTTTTAGATTATATTGATGAGTTGCGATTACGATAATCCGTGGTATTATAATGGAGAACCTTTTGAATCTAAAGATATTGAAGACTATTTTGGATTTGTTTATTTGATAGAAAATAAATTAAACGGTCGGAAATACATAGGTAGAAAATATCTATGGCAATTTAGAACTCCAAAAGGCAAGAATCGCAAAGTTAAAACAGAATCAGATTGGAAAAAATACTATGGGTCTTGTCCGGAACTTAAAGAAGATATTGAAAAATTTGGCAGAGAAAATTTTAGTCGAACTATCTTATCATTACATAAAACAAAGGGCAAAACAAACTATGAAGAGACCAGACAACTCTTCGTCAACAATGTCCTCACAGAAGGACTTGACAACGGAGTCCCAGCATTCTATAATTCAAATGTCTTGTCCCGATATTTCAGAAAAGATTACTATGACAGCAACGACTGAAGACATTGTTTCACATGTGCGAAAGTGGTCTCTTGACCGTGCTGCAGATAAAAGCATTTCAAAAACAGATGCCCGCGCCATTCTTGCAGAATTTTATGAATGGATTGATCCTGAAGACGACGAACTTGAAATTGTCTCTCTGGAACCACAGGATTGACAAGTCCTAAATAATCACTTATAATGTTTAAGCAATCCTTAAAAAGATTGCTTTTTTATTATGAGACTTTGAGTGCGATTTAGAGCCCAGGAGATTGCCCCTTGAGAAGGGGGAAGTGCGCTTTTTCTATTGGGATGTAGAGTTCTATTCAAATTAATGCTTTTTAAAACACTTTCAATTCTTGCCTTTGGTCTCGTCGGATTGGCACCCGTAACAGCAAAGGCAGCGAGCGGATGTTCCCTCGCTTCACATTATGGAGTTGGTGATGGATATCATGGGCAGACGACTGCAAACGGCGAAAGATACAATGCTTACGGAAAATCAGTAGCACATCGATGGTTACCATTTGGTACTAAACTAAGAGTGACAAATCAACGAAATGGTAAATCAGTAATTGTGCGTGTAAATGATCGAGGACCTTATGTAGGTGGGCGAGACCTTGACTTGTCTTATGGTGCGTTCTCTTCTATTGCCCATCCAGGGCAAGGAGTCGCTAACATCTGCTATGCGATTTTATAGCATTCGATAAATATTGGGGAGTGCTGCAGAACTCCCCTTTATGTTTAAATTTAATATTGGAAAAGTTTCCAATAAAACTATTATAACAACGGGTATTGTATTATCGACTCTTATTGCAGCACTTTCACAATGCACTGGAATTCACGAAAACAATCTTTGGGACATACTTGACGAAGTTCAAAGAAAGTATTTCCCACAAACTACTATTAATAGGGTTATTATTCAAGATCCTGAGAAATTGAATCGCAGAATTCAAAGGGATGTTAATAAAGTAATTGATAATGTAATGCCAGAGTATGATCGGATTATTTCCGATTATGACAAAAAATATAAACAAAGATATGTAGAAGAAAAAAATAATGAAACTGTGTGTTATACTGATTCTTGTAAATCACTTGCACCCCCTATGAGAATCTGTGCTCCTTGGATTGACACCTGCCCTAAGGACTGATATGATAAGCAAGTAAACAAACATATGCCCCTGTAGCTCAGGAGATAGAGCATCGCTCTTCTAAAGCGTTGGTCGTGGGTGCAAATCCTACCAGGGGTGTTTGCTTCAGTGGTGGAACGGTAGACACAGCGGACTTAGAATCCGCCGCCCTAAAAAGCGTGGAAGTTCAAATCTTCTCTGGAGCACTTGACAATCAAATCCAAAAGGTTTATGATTGTCTTATCGCGGAGTTAGTTCAGTTGGTAGAACGCTATCCTTCCAAGTTAGATGTCGTCGGTTCGAGTCCGATACTCCGCTCTGAACCTTCGGGTTCTTATTCCCTCTTGGCGCAGCGGTAGCGCAAACGACTGTTAATCGTAGGGTCCCTGGTTCGAATCCAGGAGGGGGAGTTGATAGGGTTGGAAATGTCCGATTCTATCATAAGAGTCGGGATCATCATATCCGACTCATTAAATCCTAAGTTTTCTTAGGTCGGGGACTTGATCACCCCCGTTCGTTGCGGAAAGTGTCTTCCGCGAGTGGTGGGCACTCACTACTCATTTGGGCGATTGGCGCAGCGGTAGCGCAGCTGCTTTACACGCAGACGGTCATTGGTTCGAATCCGATATTGCCCACTTGCATAAATATTCCAAAAAGAGTAGAATGGAAAAACTTTATAAGTTAATTTCTGATGCTCAGGCAACACTTTTTATGCTATTCCAAAAAACTTGGGTATATCATTGGAATGTAGTTGGATCGGAGTTTTATCAGTTTCATAAAGTATTTGGAAAACAATACGAAGAAATGTTTGAGGAGATTGATCGTCTCACCGAACATATGAGGTATTTAAATATCAAACCAGTAAGTACTCTCACAAGAATTACCGAAGTATCTCACATCTTAGAGGCAAATAATTCTCTTGATGATATGGGAATGGTTAGAGATCTTCTTGCCGATAATGAAACTTTAGTTAGTTTACTTTCAAAAGTTGCTGAAGAGGCAGATGAGCAAGGATCAAGGGGAACAACGAATCTTGTGGAAGATTTGATTGAATCCCATGGAAAAAATGTATGGATGTTAAGATCATTTTTGCAATGAACAGGACAAAGAACAATGATTATCGTAAGATGTAGAGATTGCAATAAAGAAATTGCAAGCACAAATAAAACTCAAACTTGTGGTTGTCCAAATATGATGACTGTGAGAGGTGATAACGTGTCCGCAGTTGACTTAAGTAGAATTATTATGGTAAACTCTACGCAGAAAGAACAAAAAAACTTTCTAACAACTCAAGATATTGCCTGGCAAGAGGCAAGACGCCAACGCAAAGTAAAGCGTTTGGACTTTGAAATCCGTTGAGGACTTATTTGGAAGGAGTCCGGTTGGTCGAGGACACCGCCTTGAAAGCGGCTGGGTTTAAAAGCTTCGCAGGTTCGATTCCTGTTCCTTCCGTTTAAATGGTTACGAACTTAACAATTTCTTTAACAGTGTTATGAACTGAACACAATTATTGACGTTTGAAGTTGTGTAATTATTATATAATAGTAATATGCGCAAAACCCATGGATCAGCATACTTATGAGAACTGGGTGAAAATTAAAGCAACTTTTGAATCTTCTGGTAATACTGATAATATGTTTTATAAAAGAGCAGTTGAAATTGTTAAAACACGAAGAGATCCTCTCGCAAAGTATCTTGGAGATGAGAAATGATGCACGAACAAGATGAACTGGTAAGTCGTTCTGAAGTTCAGGAGATGATCGAACAATCTATTTCAACTGCAATTAAGAATCATGAGATTCGTGTGGGATGGATTAGTGGAATAATCGGAGCACTTTTTGTTTTTGGTATTATTCATTCAATATGGTTGATAAAGAATTTGATTCGGTAAAATGGAAATTTTTTATTTCATTCCTTTTATTGTTTTATTGCTGATCGCAGTATCTATGGTAATACAGGGTTGGATGGTCGTTCACGAATCGCACGGGTATCGTGAAAATCCAAAGGTCAAAGGGCATCCAGAAATGAAAGGAGTTAAAAAAGGAGACGGATTAATGGTAGTAAATTTTGATAAAATGCCAGATGATGACTATAATGAACTATATAATCGTATTCAAAAATTAAAAATGGAAGAATTATTTGAAGAACCCTCTAAGTACGAAGACGAAGAAAATGATTAAAATGTTTGCATCAACACTTTTACTTTTTAGTTCTATTGGATTGTTTATAATGTGGGGAGTTTCGCACGCATATCCACAATGATTTTTCACATCGTAGAAGCACTTGCATCAAGTCCAATCTGGTTGGGACTTTGCGGAGCAGGCTTGACAGTTGTTCCAATACTGGGTATAATGCTTATACATCACACTAAAAGTTAAGGTTTTATTCGTATAAATAAGAATAGAACCGTAAAACTTATAATGCCATATAAAGATCCTCAAAAACAAAAACAGGCTCAAAAAGAATGGTATGAAAAAAAAGTGGTGTCCGCTGGAATAGTTGCCGAAAGGAGCAAACTAGCTAGGTTAAAAACTAAAGAATGGTATAATGGACTTATGGAAGATAAGTTCTGTGAAAGGTGTGGAGAATCTGACTCTATTGTGTTAGAATGGCACCATAAAGATCCCTCTCAAAAGGATATGGGAGTTTCCGATATGCTTCAAAGAAGAGGTAAAAAAACTATTTTGGAAGAAATAGAAAAGTGTATTTGTCTTTGTGCTAATTGTCATAGACGACTACATCACGAACTAAGAAATTTCGGGCATTAGCGCAGTTTGGTAGCGCGTTCCGTTTGGGGCGGAAAGGTCAAAGGTTCAAATCCTTTATGCCCGACTCATAAAACTCACTTTATGAATAAAATGAATCAAAAAATCAATCAACTTCAGTCATTTACAATCGAAGAATTTCAAGCAGATTTTGATAATCTGATAGAAAAAGTTCAAAATGGTGAATCATTTTTGATAAAAAGTGAGCACGGAAATGCTATAATGGTTCCTTACAACGAAATAATAAACATATGTGAGGAATCAGATGTGGATTTTGAAGAGATAGTTAAAATCTACACAGATCACGAAGAAGGTTCGTGATTTTTATGGGGGCATAGTTCAACGGTAGAACAGCGGTCTTATAATCCGTATTAGCGCCAGATTAGCGCAAGGTCTGGGTTCGAATCCCAGTGTCCCTATTGGAGGTTTCGTGCCTGTGAAGAGGAAACTCTGAGGCTGTGTAAATCCTCCACCTGCTCCTTTAGCTCTCTGGTTGAAAGCACCGAACTCATAATTCGGCTAAGGTCGGTTCGATCCCGACAAGGAGCACTTGACAGAATCCCTGTCAAACCTGTATAATACATAGGTCAACATTCAAAACAATGACTCTTACAGAAAAATTCAAGAAAGACGTTCAAACCCTTCGTGGAGCAGCAAATGGGGACTTTTATCTTGATGTAAAGAATCCGAAACTTTACAAAAAAGTTCGCCGTTATTATGAAAATGAAGGTGTAGTATTCTCTGGTGATCCCCTGGATGACTATGAAATTCTTATGGAATACGTTCTTGCCGATCTTGAAACTGTTGAGGTTGCTTGATGAAAGTTCTTCTTGAACGCAGTGGATACCGTTTTATTGAAGATGGTATTATTGAAATCAATGGGAAACCAGATTATCGTATGCAAAAGAAAAATGAGTGGACCAAACGTTGGAACGACATTTATCTTTTTGATAACCAAATGCAGTGTCTAACTGCTATGGAGGATCACCAATATGCTCGTTGGTTGGATCCTGATAATCCTGGTGCCTATCGTCATTATACATAGTCTCGGTATGACTTAAAACTAGCCCTGGTCGGTGATGAAATCCCCCTTTATGGCAAAATCTAATGTACTAAGATACATTGGCAACATTCTTCTCTTATCAGGATATTTTGTGCTGCTTTGGGGAGATCCAAAAGTTGGATTGCTTGTAAAATGCTTTGGAAATGCTTTTGTAGTTCCGTTTGCAATCAAGTACAAGTTTTGGGACATTTTAGTATTATGTGGTTTTTATGCTGCGATTGAAATTCCAAAACTACTTCAACTATCCTTTCCTAGTTTGTTTGTAAATTAGGTGGTGGAGTCAAAATGACCCCTTATGCCCTCGTCGTATGGGCATTATAAATGACGACTGGTGCGGATGGAGGTTACTCCCGCCTGGTTTCTTATTTCCAGTCAAAGAATAAGTGGCGAGCCTGAGTTATTTGGGGAGGTTGACAACAACCTC